CACATCCTCGCTGGCACGCAAAGACGCGTTCTGCGCTTGGTTAAGTTTGTCAAGAAGCGGGTACAACTCGGCAGGAGTTTGTGCAGTTTTGTTTTGAACGGCAGCGTCCAGTTCCTCTTGTGCAGCGGCTACTTTTTGCTGCGCCGTTACCAACGACGTAAGCTGCTTAGATTTAATTGGCTCTTCCGCAGGAGCCGCAGCCGTGATAGGCGCGGTGAACGTCAGTCCTTCTTGTGGCGGCTGCGCCGGTTCGTCAAGCCCCAGCTCGCGGGTCTGCCCACGCTGCTCCAAGCTTTGTTGTTTTTCTTGCATAGCCTGCATCTGCTGCGAGGTCTTGTCAGTAAACGCGGTGCGCTCTTGGCGCAGGGCCAGCAACTCGTCTTTGGCTTTTGCAGCGGCGTCGTAGTCCTTGGCTTCCAGTGCAGCGGTATAAGTCGCAGTCAGTTTCTCCATGCGGGAGTCGATACCCTGCATTTTGGCGGAGGTAGCCTGTTCAAACTCCGCTTGCGCCAACGGAGAACCCCCCGCCTCTTCAATAAGCGTTGCTCGGGCATCAATGCGACGTTGCAGTTCTTGGCGCTGGGCATTCAAGGTGTCGAACTGTTCTGGAGCGGCTTGCCCAAGTTGTCCTTCGAGTGCTTCCAGTTGCCTGCGCAACGTGTCCTGCTCCAGCATGAGCTTTTGTACATCGCGCTTGGGTTCTTCTACGGATACCGGGGCTGCGGCAGTGGGCTGTCCTACGGCGGCTTTCTGTTCAATATCGGCAAGCTGCGCGTCTTGCATTGCGCTGATGGCGTCTTTGCGCTTGGCGTACTCGGTACTCAGAGGGGCAAAGTCTTCTTTTTGAAACCGCGTTAACTCTTGCTTAGCGTCGGTATAGGCTTGTTTTTCTTCGGGAGTTGACGCTTTTGTTGGTTTTTTAGCCACAGCAGCTTGCAGTTCCGCCATTCGACGCTTAGCGTCTTGGTACTGGGTATCCAGTCGAGTCAGCGCTTCAGGCGTGGTTCGGGCCGCTTCTTCTGCGGCAGCAGCTTCTGCGGCGGCTTTGGCTGCGATCTGCTTGTCTTCTTGCTCGACTGTAGTCCGAGCACCTGAACGTCCGGCTACCCCTACGCCTGCACCAATCGGGGCGGCAAGAACGGTCAGCAGCGCCGTAGACCGATAGCTCTTCATGGCCTCGTCGTCTGTCAGGGATTTGCCTACAGCAGCACGATCAAGGACCTCTTGCAAAACTTCGGTCGGCAACTCGCCCAGAGCAAAGCCGCCTGTGCCGCGCAAGATAGTTTCAAAAGTTCCACGTCCGGCTACCTTGCGGGCGTCAGCAATCAATGCGCTTCGTGCTGCCGCTGCTGCTGCATCGGCGGTTTCTTCGGCTACTTTCTGTCCGCCCATCTTCTTGAAGAAGCTCGGCATGGCAACTTTTGCACCAATCAAATCCAGCGCAGCGCTGCCTGCTGCGTATGGGGCAAGCGCCAGTGCATCCACATCAGGCTTTTCGCCTGCTTCTTTTTGCGTTTGGACTTTTTCTTGGGCTTGTCCGCCCAGTGCTTGAATAAAACCAACAACAGCAGGGAGTGCGTACTGTCCAATTTGTGCGCCAGCCACAGTGCCAACTGGGCCAAGTAAAGAACCCAGAGCGCCGCCGCCCAGACGTCCCGCAGCCGCAAGACCTGCGGTCTGCAATACAGACGGCGCAACAGTGGCTACGGCACTTGGGACTTGTTTAAGCGCTTCGCCAGCAGCGGTGCCGTATTGGCCTTGCTCAAACGGGGCGGTTATCTTCTCGGGGTCAAACCCAGATTTGTACTTTTTCTGGAGTTCTTCTTGGCGGGCAACGCCTGCTTGGGCCGCTTGGGTAGTGTCACCCGTCAGGGCCGCAATACCTGTACGCCCAATGTTTAACAGGTTGGCACCAGCGCCCATGACATCGGCCATGAGACCTTCTTTGGGAGCGGCAGCAGGAGCTGTCCCCGACATCAAGTACTGGCGACGAACAGCGCTAATAATTTCTGCTTCAGAAGCGCCAGCGGGTCCTTCCAGCTCATAAATACGTCCGTCTGGACCCTGTACGCTGTAAATGGGCATGGCTTGCTTCCTGAATTGTGTATGCGCCTACACGGCGCTGGAGGTATTCTACGGCGTTTATTTTACGCCGACAAGTTTGAATCCGCCTCCAGCTCCGCCTCCGCCCGCCCCCATGACAAGCATGTAGTCTTCAAACGTCTTTACATTCGGGTAGTCGGTGCTAATTTGCTGCCGTTTCATCGGGTCTAGCCATTCTGCCCTCATTTTTTCAACGGTCATCGGCTCACGTTTCATCTCCATAAGCTTTTGGTAAGCCGCTACCGGGTCGCCACTCGGTTTTTCTTTGGTGATTGTCGATTGCAATGCCGCGTTAAATGCCATGCGGTCAGGTGTGTTAATCGTGGCCGCAATTTGCGCAGCAGACCGTGAGCTTTGTCCTTTTTCTTGCATCTCGGCAATGTTTTGCGCGGACGCCATTCGTTCGCGGTTGACGCCTACGTCCACAGTAGCCTTAAACATGTCCGCCGCTGTTCTGCGGTTCACGTCAGCAGCCATACGAAGGCCATCGATACCGCGCTTCTCTGCGTCGATGCCCACATTGCGGATGTCTTTTTCGGCATCGCGGATTTGCTTGGCGGACATCTCAGCACGGTTGAGCTTCAAGTCCTCCATCTTGTCTCTGGCATCGTCTAAGCGCTCTTGTGCGGAACGAATCTTGTCCAAACCGGCAGCAAACTGCGCGGTGCCAACCTGCGCACCCTGGCCAATAGCCGTAGCCAATCCGCCCGGAGTGGACATAATGGCCAGACCCGCGTTCAAAAACGCCAAACCTGTGTTGGTGTCTTTCTGCTTACCAATGTCCAATTCGCGGTCAGACAAGCGTTTCTCACGCCCCTTGTACGCGTCGTCAAATTTTGCTTGATCGCGCAAAAGTGCTGCTTTGTTTTCTTCGGCAGCAGCCCGTTCCTTCGCTTCCAAAGCGCCCAGCCTTGCTTCGGCAGGGTCTTTAAAATCCTGCTTTTTAAGGATTTCCGAATACGTTGTGGCAAGATCGCCAAGCCCTGCTTGAGCGGCGGGAGCAACAGGCGCAACGGGGGGCTTATTGCTGGCAGCAGAAGCCGGACGAGGACCACCAGCACCGGGAGCAGGGCGAACTTTGTCCGTGGGCGCAGGAGGAGCGACAGGCGGATTGACACTTGGAATTACAACAGCGGGAGCAACAGCGGGAGGGGTAAGTTGCGCCATTACTGCTGGAGCGGCATTGCCAAACTGTGTGGTTGTTTTTTCGGCAAGCTGTGCTTTTAAATCACTCAGCGCTTTGCCATAAAGACTAATAGCGGCGGGGTCTCCCGACTTAGCCGCAGCTACGTACATCTGTTCAGCCTGATTAACTTGATCTTGCAGGGGCCGTAAAGCGGCCACACCCTGTGCTTGCATCCTGTCAATAAGCGATCCGCCAGTTTGAAAGCGCTGAACCTCGCCACCATCACCAAAAGCCACGATGCCGCCACCGGCCATGCCCTGCATGTTGGGAGCTGGGAGAGCGCCGATACCCACATCTTCTGGCATGGGCTGGGGAGCCGGTGCCGCCATACCGGCAATACCCTGATCGACCACTTTGGGCTGCGGTGTCATACCTTGCTGGCCCTGCGCTGAATCGCGCATCTGCTTGCGGCGGTTGGACTCGGACAGCGCCAGCGACACCGTGTACGGGTCGTTCTTGTGCATCATGGCGTACTGCTGCAACGCTTGGTCTGGCATCTTGGCCAGTTGCGCTGTGATCTGGTTGACGTTAATCATGGTTTACCCTTACGCCATTCTTGAGATTGCCAACTCAGCCAGACCCGCAGGGCGTTGTGTTACCGCGCCGCCGCCAGCAAACAGCCCGAGTTTAGACGCGCCGAGCGCTGCCGTACCCAGACCCGCTGCGGTAGACAAGGCCGATGGTGGGGCCTGATAAATCTGCGATGACGACTGCGACAGGGGCAGACCGCGCAACATGTCAGACTGAAAGCCCAACTGTTTGTACGGGTAGTTCTGCTGGTTCAAGAAGTCCTGATACTGCTGCGACAGGATATTTTGTTCTTGCTGCTGCTGTTGCGTGCCGTAAGACTGCTGGAGCTTGTTGATGTCCATGCCTTGAGCAAACTGCTGACCGCCGAGCTGGCCCATCTGACCCGCACCCTGTAACGCCGTTTGGAGACCCTGAAGACCAAGCCCTGCGCCGTACTGTTTGGACTGCTCTCCGAGCTGCTGCGCCTGCATGCGGCGTGCTTGGTCAGCGTTGAACTGGGCCTGTGCCTGCTGATAAGCGGACTGCAAACCTTGCGCTTGGATGTCGCCCTTTTGCATAGCCAGATTCCGGGCAGCTTCGGCACCCATAATGGCTTGACGGCCCCCGCCAAACGCGCCTGACTTAGTAGCTTGGCTAGATAACTGGGTTCCGGCAATGTCTGCTTGACGCTGGGCTTCCCGCTGCTGAATGTCAACAACACTCTGCATGTACGGGGACATGTATTGCTGCGCGTCCTGCTGGCCAAACTGCCCGCCTTGAAACTGGGTAGGGTCGTAGTTTGTACCCAGAGCACCCAGCGTAGCTGCACCCGCATACTGCCCGCCGAGGCCACTGAGGCCCGAAGTCTGCATACCCTGAGCGTTCAAAAACGCCTGCTGCTGCATAGGGGTAAACCCTGCAATCCTATTGGCGTCGTAGGTCTGGTACGGGGTTTCTGTCAGCGCCTCGGTCTTACCCAGCAGTTTCTCAACGTACGGCTTCGCGTAGTCGGGGATGCTTGTCTGCGTAATCTGTTGTTGTGTTGGTTCGGCCATTTTGATTCCTCAAATATTTATGCGGGCAGAAGTTTTGCTGCGCGGGAGTTCGTCGCCACTTTGTCTTTGCCGACTGTTTTCTTGCGGGCTTTCTGCACCCGGTCCATCATGGCGTACAACTGACGAGCGCCAGCCTCAGTCGAGCCGTTACCCAGCTCAGACACGATCCGTGCGGGGACTACAAACTCGCCGTCGGCAAGACGGGCTTGCTGTTTTTGGCCAATCGTTGCAGGGATGCTGTCCGAGACGCCATCGCCGGGGCCACGCAGAAGTCTGCCGCCATCAGAGTAGTCGCCAAGATTGGACATGCCGCCTTGGGCCAGAGCAAATAAGCCCCCATGAGCGTAGCCATCGCCGCCGTCCGCAGTGCCTGCTCCGCTTGGGCCAGCAGCTTCGTTAGCGGCAGATTGTTCAGATGCTCCAACTTGGGCATTATTGGCAGCATCTTGGTCATACGAAAATTGCTGTGCATCGTTCAATTCGCCGGGAACGCCAGCATAAGTGCCCAACTCGCCATAAGGTGCGGGTGCCTGCGTGCCGCCAAAAAAGTTTGCAATGCCGCCAGCAAGAGTGCCCAACTGGCCGCTGTTTGCAAGATTAGAAAGCCCCGCAAGAGCCCCGATTGGCCCCGGCACAAACCCCAATAACGCCCCTATAGTGCGATCCACGCTCATCATGCGGGCATCACGCTCTTGCGGGGTTTCGTTTTCAAGAAACGCGCTGGGCTTGTTGACCGTGTAATCCCCGCCTGCACTGGCCCCAGAAACACCCCCGGTAGGCGAGACCATTGTGGCCCCCTCCCCGCCGGACTTGGTGTAAATCCCCGTCCTTGGGTCAAAGGTGTAGCCACCAACAGAGCCGCCATCAGCAAACTGCGGTTGGCCCGGGTAAGAAAGCATATCCCGACTGATTGGTTGTTGGTCTGGCGTTGCGTATGCGCCTGTGCGGATACCAGACTGTGGGTAGCCTGTGTTCATGCCGATAGCGTTGGCGTCTGACATTTCCTCAACTGGGCCACCCTCTGCCATGTACTCTGGGCCGGGGGCTTTGTAGGGGGTAAGCGCGGTGTACTGGTCGTTGAAGTACTGACGCTCTCTGGACGACATCGGGTCGTTTGCGGTACGGTCAAAAGCCCCGGGAACCTTAGTGCGGGTGTATGTGTACGGGCGAATCATGCCCGGGTCGTTTGGCTTTACAACTTTTTTGTCGTCCGGGGAAAGCGCGGCAATCCCAAGTGCGGCAAGCGGCATTTTGTTGGCTTTGGCAAACTCCAACGCGGCACTGGGGCTGGCAGTGACAGCGTTAAATCCCGCGCCAAGTTTGTCCATTTGGCTGGCCCCTAAGCCGGGGCTAAAAGCACGGTCAAAACGCGCAAAATCGCCGGTCCCACCCAACTCGGCTGGATTAATTGTTGGCGTTGTTGTTGGGATTGCGGGTACTGCTGGGGCGGCTACTGGTGAATACCCGTGTGCGCTGGCAACTTCGTTTGCTGTACCGCCATAAAGATTGGGGGTTACGTTTGCCGCAGAAACGGCACTAGTAGGCGCAACACTAGAAGCCGCAGGCACAACCGCTTGGGGAACAATTGATTCAGCGGCTGGGGGCACAACTGCGTTAGCTCCAGCGGAAGACAGCGCGTTTGTACCTGCGCCCATTAGACTTTCGCCAAGCCCGGAGCCGCCGTACGCACCCAGACCGGCCATCAAACCTTTTTCCAAGCTGCCAGAACTGAGGGCGGAAATGCCGCCGACTGTAAGGCCCGCCATAGCGGAAGACATCAACCCAAACCCGGCAGGGCCAAGCGCAAAGCCAGCCACCATCGGCAAGATTTTTTTCAGGAAGCCCGCTTCTGCCAGACCCGTCTCTGGGTTGATGGTCAACGTGCCACCATGTTTCAGAGCAAGCGCTTGCAGACCCGCGACTTCTTCGGGGGCCATGTGTACCAGCATGGTGTCAGGCCCGCGACCTAGCGCAGCGAGTCCTTGTGCAGTTTGATTCATGGTTGCCTCTGAAATCGGGGGTGGGTCGAGTTTATCATGGGGCTACCTTTAGCACAAACGTGGTTGTGTCGTAGTAAACGTCCCCGGTTTTAAGCCTGCCTGCTGCTTGGTCTGCCTGTGTTGGAAGACTGATACGCAAAGTCCCGGGAGTTACAGGGTCCGGCTGGCTAAAACTAAGCGCGGTGACAATTTCGTTGTTTATATTCTTTGTGGCGGCAAGGACTGCGCCGGGGTTGTCCAACTCGTTAAAGTACAACCGCAAGGTGCTAAGAAGCGACGCCATATATTGAGCATCGTACTCAACCGGGGCTGTCGGTAGGCGCGGGGCGCGAACTAGGGGGTTGCTCATGCTTACCTTCTGCCGTCTGGTCGGACTTCAATACGAGAAACACCAAGCTGCCACGCTGTGCCAAGCGTGTCGGAACTGACTTTGAATGCCATCTGACGGCCCCGAATCCTGACATAGACCTGTTCAGTAAACTGCTGCACGTTGTACGTACGTTGTCCGGCGTAGCTCACGGTACTCACTACTTCGGGGTTGTTTGAGTTGCCGTAGTTGGAACCGGGGAACTGCCGAGGCCGAACCGTGAAGTCCAGCGTAGGGGCAGTAGCCGTGGAGCCGTTAAAGGTCACGTCAGGGATCAACCTCCAGACAAAGCCAAAGTTGTGTCCGTCCCCGATGTCAAAGTCCGAAGACTGTACATACGCAGTAATGGGTGAAGGTGGGTTGGTTGTGCCGTCATCCACACCAGTCTCGTGGTACACAAGCTGGCTTCCATAGGTAGTCGCCATAGGCTCCACGCGCAGAGGGCTGTCCAGCCAAGCCGAGCGGTTTAACGTGCCGTAGTACCAGACGCGCTCAAGGTAGTTGTACACCACGTACTTGTCGATGGTGGTGGAGTTGGCCGAGCAGTAGTACCACCAGACCTCATTGAACCCTTCGTTTGTGCCAGCAAAAAACTGGAACGCCTGCGACATGTTGATGTCGTTGTAAACATAGGAGCGCAGCGTGCAGGGCAGCGTTTCAACGCGACCGGAGTACATGTAGAACTTGTCCACGCCCATCCAGTAGGTAATGTTGTTGGCCGTCACCGCTACGTTCGGACTTGCAATAGACAGATTGTCGCCAAGAATCTGGAAGCCCCAGACGTAGGGGGCGCCCAAATACTGCATAGAGTAAATAGCGGCGTCTGTCCAAACCAAAATCTCTTGCCGCGCCTGCATGGCCGTAATAATGGAGGAGCCGTGGCTAAGCGTGTAACTGCCCGCTTGATTGGTAATAGCAGGTGTCCACTGGGTGTAGTCCTCTTGGTCTGACCAGCGCACCAGCATGGGATTCTGTACGGCTGAGCCGTAGTCGTTTACACCAAAACCAATGACAAAGCGGGAGGCGTCCGACACCATGACAAAATTGCAAATGTCTGGGGTGTCCCCGGTGGTGAGCAGCGTGCCCCGATCAAAAATGTTTGGGTTGGCGTTGGTTTCCCAGAGATACAGCCCACCACCACGGGGGTTAAAAATCAAGTCTTCACCGTAGTTAGACTGACTCCACAGGCGAAGCTGCGTACCAAGGCCGACGCCAGCGGGAGCGGGTGAGCCCCAACCTGTGCTTGTATATCCCGTGGTGATACCGCCCCACCCACCAGCGCCCCAGCCCACACTGACCGTGTAAACATCCGAGCCAGTTGTGATTTGGTACGCACCCACGGTAGCACTGCCGCCATTACCGACATCCGAAGCGTTTGCTGCAACGGTAGAGGTGATTGTGTAGACGTTATTGCTGGTGACGGACGCTACGCGATACTCTTTGTTGAGCACAGCGGCGGTGATGGCCCCGCCAAGGCTGACTGCGCCACTGTAAGTAACAAAATCTCCAGCCTGCGCTCCGTGCGCGGTATCGGTAACCGTCAAGGTAGTTGAGCCGTTGGTGGCGGCAAAGGTTACATCCCCGGCAGCGGTGGTCAGGCGAAGGGGGGTGATGTCGTAGAAAGTGCCGCCAGTGCCGTTCTGGATATAGAACTTGAGGTTGGTTCCAACGCCCAGCAGGTTGTAGCTAGACAGCGTGATCCAGTTCCACAGCGACCGGCAAACGCCCCAGAACGAACCCGTAGGAGGAGCCAGCGTAGCGTTGGAGGTGCCAGTGTCGGCAACCCAGCCGCCGATCTTTTCTGCCGAGCCCGAGCGAAAGCGCACTTTGTCGCTCTCAAACCAACCGCCCTCATTGGCAAGTGTGGTGGACTCTCGGTTGATCCCCGGACGGAAGACAAGTTTTTGTAACATCTGTGTTATACTCCTGCATCGCTATTAACAAGGAGACCACTATGTACGTTTATGTTTGGAAACACAATGAGACTCCTTTCTATGTCGGAATGTCCAAGACTGCTCATCGAGCTAATCCACTGAACGCAGGAGGCCGAGGGTGGCTATGCAAACAGACGCTAGCGAAAATTGGGCCAAAAAATGTCGTGCTTGAACTTCGTATTGTGGACACACTGGAAGAAGCTATCGCACTGGAGCGTAGTTTAATCGAATTGTATGGAAGAAGCCAGCACGGCACGGGGCCGCTAACTAACTTGAAACCGGGGGGCGACGGTTCCGCCACCATGACAGACAAAGGGCGGGCAGCAACAAGCGCTCGTATGACCGCCAATAACCCGATGCACAACCCTGAGACACGCGCAAAGGCCGCAGCGCGTATCCGCGACCCCGACGTACAAGCAGCGATGCGCGGTAACAATAATCCCTCTAAGCGCCCAGAAGTACGTGAAAAACTGCTGGCTAAATGGCAAGACCCTGAGTACCAAGCGCGACAAAAAAATGCCCGCACAGGCACCCAAAAACATTCGGCGGAATTTAAGGAAGCGGCAAAACAACGCCTACTTGACCCTGCAAACCCAATGCGAAACCAGCACAAAATACTAAACACCGACTTAGCTATACGAGAAAAACGTAACGCAGCAATCCGTAGCCCAGAGGTGCGGGCTAAACACAAAGCAAACGCCAACAACCGCTGGGCCGACCCCGCTGCGCGTGTAGCACTGGGAGAAAAAATGAAAGCTATTTGGGCCAAGCGTAGAGAAGCCAAGATGTTGTCTCTGGGTTAGGCGAAAGGTCGAGTGCCTGCTTTGTCAATGATAAGCGCCTGCCTGCGCGGAGTTCCGTCTGGTGTGTTTGTCACGCTGATGTGTGTCCACGAATCAAACTCACGGATGATTTGGTCAAAGGGTAAACCCGCAGCAATCACTGCACGTACCACAGCATCGGGAGTCATCCCGGGAACACGTAAGTCTGCCGCGCAGCCAATTCTATGCTGGCTCGTGTCTTTGGAGCCTACGCTGTCGTTGACTTGTTTTGACCGGAAGGCGCTGTTGACCATGATGGGTTTGCCATCCAGCGCAGTCTTTACCTGCTCCAAGAACTCGGCCAGCCGTTGCAGGTTGGCTGTCTCGGCTTCGTTTGGCGTGTTGTCAAACTGGCGGTGGCTGGTAGCGGTCAGTTCCGCAAGGGTGAAGTGCGGTGTCATTTGATTGCCGGAGCCTTAGAAAGAAGGTCTGTCTTGGCCTGTGAGCCAGCAGAGGAGCCGAAGTAGTAAGCAATGATGCCCGTCCAAGCGGTGGACAAACTGCCCAGCATCATCAAGATCGTTGGGTTGCTACCGTCAACTTTGCCAAACAGCATCATGCCTAAAATTCCAAAAAATCCAACAGTGATGATTGCAGCCAGTGCAGGTGGCACGATTGATCTTGTAGCGGCCTGCATGTCACGCGCAGACTTCCTGTCTTCTACAGACAGCTTTTCAAAGTTGAGGCCAAGCTCCTGCGCTTGTTTCTGCAACTCGATCTCGGCCATTTTGACTTGAGCAATCTGCTCGGCTGACAGCTTGTTGCTGGAGATCAGGTCGCCAACCTTGTCTGGGTCTACGCCGATTGCCTTGGAGATAGCCGAGACAGCCATCCCCGCCAGTGGACCGCCCATTGCCGTGGCGATTGTGGGCGCGATTTGTTTAAGCCAATCCATTACTGTTTACTCCTAGATAACATGGTTGCTGCAATTTGAAGCATGGCGCGGGTGCTGTCCATGTCTTCTGGTTGAGTTGCCCAGCCAACCGTGATCTGTCCAACAAACCTACCCGGCTCTGGCGGGACACTGATACGGCATGTATAGGTAACGCCCTTGGCGATGTACCACAAACCCATCTCTGACTGCGCTGATCTGTACTCGCTGCATGGAATCTCGTTTGCCATCAACTTGACCACATCAGAATTGTTAGCTGAGTTCTGTGTAAACAGCCCAACGTCCAGCCCGTCGTTTGTTTTGTCCCTGCCGTCTTTAGCGTAGGCCCGGTGCAGGATGCGTGTGCCAAACATAGAGTTGACTTTAAACACCGCCACGATCTGTGCGCCAGACTGTTTAAACAAATGCGCGGCAGCATCTTCAACGCGGTCTTCAGCGATGCTGGGAATCTTTCTGGACTCCTTGTACGCCCCTATCAACAACTCTTGGTTTGTATATACAAAGTAGCCCGCAAACGTGAGCACGGCCATCAGCACCATTGCAAAGAGACGGAACGGGCTGCTGACATACGCCAGCACCTTGTCAACTAGGTTTAAACGCTCGTCGCTCATCTTTGCTGCTCAAGGATGCCAATGGTGAAATACAAGATCACCCCGACCAAGCTGAAAAAGATGACCGCCAGCAAGGCCAACTCAACAACCTCGTCCATCTCTTGTTTGCGCTTGGCCGCTGCTTCTTTTTCTCTGCGAGCATCATGTGCAGACTCCACATCCATCGCCGCCGCTCTGGACTTGATGCGGTTCCACACATCGATTTTTCCCGCCTGCATAAACAGCAGTTGCAACTCATCTTCAAACCGCTTGGCTTGGTCGAGCGCCATCTCGATCTGGATAGCAGTGCCCATTGAGGACTTGGACTTCTTGGCCTGAACAGCCGCTTTGGTGGCCGTGGACTTCGCATCAAAGTATTTGCCCAAAACGGGGCCGAGCGAGGACACATCGTCAACAGTCTTGCTGACCTTCTTGATGAGCGCAACCGCTGCCTGTATACCCGCTAGGGCGCTTATGGGGTCAATCATTTCTTCCTCCACTGTAAACACCAGACCAGCAGCCGGTCAGGCGTCCACGTCCATTTCACGCACTCAAATACGGGCGATTTTGCCGCTGGCGGTGGAGGTGGCAGGGAGTCCATACATTTTTTAAGAAATTGTTCCGTACCGAGTGCCAAACACAAGCCACGTTATGTTACTGTTGCCAGAGACGGCATACCCGCCAGCTCCGCCTGCCGGTGCAGGATTACCCTGATTACCCGCGCCACCAGAACTGCCAGCAGCCGCATTGGTCCCGCCAGCGCCACCAGCGCCACCAAAAGTGCCACGATATCCTGCGCCAGCGCCGCCAGCCCCACCACTAAGCTGGCCCCCGGTGCTGCCCGCGCTTGGAGTACCAAGATCGGTGAAAGCTCCCGCAGCGCCTGCCGCTCCAAAACCATTGCCACCACCACCGCCACCACCTGAAATGCGGCTTTCTTCAAAATAAGAGACGTTACCGCCGCCGCCACCACCACCGCCCCCAGAAATAACACTGTTGTTTGTGATTGAGCACGCCACTGAAACAATCAACGCTCCGCCGCCAG